CCAACGGAAACAAATAAAAGGATTACTTCCAGTACCTTTAAAGGTTTCATACTTCAACATACACTTTGTGTTTATATCAAAGATAATACAGAAGTATGCATCCTCATTTAGTTTAGAATAATCTTTACATATTATTTCTAATACCTTTGTTCTACCTTCTGGATTAGCAGTCATAACAGATTGTAATCGAGAATTGATTGTTGCTTTAGGATAAAGAACCATTATATCAGAGTACCGAATATCCCTCTCTCTATATACATGATCAATCCTATCGTCAGGACCAACATCCAATACAACATGAGGAAGAGGCAGAGCTGTAAAGTTAATAGGATTAATAGCATCGCCCTCCTCGACATGAAGAACACCAGTACCGATTGCCAAATCCATAAACGATTCATGAACTTCCTGACCGAAGTTTGAGTTCTGAATAACCTCAAAGACATAATCAGTTACCTCTTCAAGTTCATTATTTATAGTATCTCTTTGTTCTTTTGGTATCTCACTCCCAGCAGTAAAGTCAGCCCATCGAGCAAAGTTTGGAACTAGACCAGCTTGAAGTCTTGATGCAAATTCCTGAACACCAACAACAGCAGTCTCATCAAAAATTTTATCATCTCTTCTTTCACCAATACTATTTGTGCCAAAGGTTTGTCGCATAGGCAAAGCAAACTCATAGCACTCATCAAAGAGACTTTCCCATCTTTGTCTTACTGATTTTGCTCTCTCGTATTTTTTCAGATAGGAATTTATTATCTCTTCATCTTCTTTCATTAGCCGTACATTCCTCCACCACTCATTGGACTTCTGTATCCAATACCACCTCGAGCAGAAGTATATAATGCTCTGCGACCTCTACTACCACGCATAACTGACTGACCAGTCTTTGGTCCAGTCTCATAAGTGAGTGATGTTTTTATTGGTTGCTCTTGTGCAATAGTGCGTTCTTTTTCTTCTTGCCGCCGTTCGATAGTTCGTTTCTTTTCTTCTTTCTCTTTTTCTTTTTGTTCTTGGTCAACAACTGGACTTGTTTTCTCAGGTTGACTACTACCACCACCACCAAAACACATACCGAATCTCCTTATAGTCTATTCCAAAATGAGGTACTTTTCCTATTATTAGGCGATCTTCTAAAAATATCAAAGCCTTTTCTTGCATTGAAAGCTTTGACTGGTTTCTGTCCAGACATCAAACTGCGTCCTTCACCAGCACCAAGCATCATATATTGCAAGGCATCATGGATGTGAGAGTACATATTTTTCTCAGGTTTATCATCATATCTTTCTCCAGATACTTGCATACGTCTATAACAGTAGCCACCTTGAA